GGTGGTGTTATATTAAAATCACTGGAAATACAGATCTGAATAGTTTTAATAGAGAAGTAGGTTTTACCTGTTTTGGTGATGATGTCGTATATTCTTCAAATTCCGATATTACTGGCTACTCTTTTGATAATGTAGCTAAATATATGAAAATATTAGAACAGGATTACACTGTTGCATGTAAAGATCTGACTTCCGCAACAACATCTAAGAAATTAGAAGAAATTACGTTCCTCAAACGTAGTTTCAAACAAAATTACAATTTGTTTTTAGCTCCCATAGACCCTGAATCAATAGAACAACAATTTAATTATACAAATATTGCTCCTAAAGATTTTGAGAAAATTAGAGTACAAATTGATGAGGCTTTACTTGAAGCGGCTGCTCATGGGCGTGATTATTATCATACATTTGTTAGTGCGATAAGTAGTGCTATTGGCAACAACTTGTTCCTTAGGTTACATATTGGAATTAATTTCCAAAATTACCCTAAGGCCTACGAGTGTCTATTAGACCGAATTACAAATTCGTGACTGGTAGGTATTGTGCGCTGGTACTACTATCTTATTAGTATTAAAATGATGCGTGATAATAATCAACTCATTTGCAGACACTTTGTGTCAAACCTTAGATTCCCTTACACTAGCCTTATGCTAAGTGTACATCGTGATTATGAAGTGGTTACTGGAAGGCCCACTGAGTTTCAATGCGTTGTTTGTGTATGTGATGAAGTTGAATGCATGTGTGCTATTCCTTTGGAAAAGTACGTATTTGACCCTGAACTACCCGAACAAGGTATTGAAACTGATGAGCCAGAAAAATGCCACTTTTATGCTTGCGATTGTTGTGATTATAAAGTAAAAAGTACTTATGAACAGAAATTATCATGTCCCTGCAACGATTGTCGTTGGGATGTTGCAAGAGAGAATTATAAATTGATTGGATCAACTAAATTTGTCGACTGGAAATATTATGAATCAATTAAGAAAACTTTTAAAAATTATAACGACGACGGCAACTTCATTGACGTCGGTGAATATTCAGAACAAATGGAAACTAATACGAATTCTACTAAGGATTTGCAAGAACCAGTATCAAAACCTAAATTTGAAAAATGGACTCATTCTGAGTCGTTTTCGGGTATGCTCTCTGAGCATCACACGGATTCGTCTGAGCAAGGTATCGATTTTGCAATTATGGATGTTGGTGTTAATTCTTCGCGAAAAGTTAGTAAACTTCGTACCCCTTCAGGGATTGTTGATGTAGTCCACATGACCTCGGATGGTGTTATATCTGGCAAGAGACATGATTATCTTGCGTCAGTTGTACTACCTGAAATTGGTTTTGTGTGGGGTGCTGGTCAAATATTTAGTCCTCGAACAAAATACTTAATGAAATTATTTAAACATTATAACACTGATTATTTGTATAGGATTGTTGCTAAACCTGCATTATTTGCGGCACAGCGAGTCTGGGTTAATCTCGGATTTACTTCGTCGCAAAGTAATGTTGGGTTTGAATGGAACCCTTCTGAACAAAATGAAGTGTTTGTATGTGTACCTTGGCAACAAGCTTCCCTTGTTAGCACAGTTTCGGACGTAGATTCTCATATGCCTAATTTAGGAATACAAAATGTTACTCCCGTTGTTTATGCTGATGGTCTTTCAACCACCATTCAGTATGCTATATATTGTTGTCCTTTAAATATGTTTTTGTATACCCCTGTATTGTCCCCAACATTGACAGCTCCCCCCATTGAACCGGCTCCTTATCTTATTGTAGAAGATCGTCAAGACCCACAAAATTTAAAGTCGCCTTCAGCGTGTATTATAAAATCAATTGTAGTTCCCGCTTCAGGTGGAGCTCAAGTTGGTGTAAATTTAAATGATGGTACTGGAATTGAGTACTTCTTTGATTATAATGGATATGTAAATAATAATTGGTTTTCATTGCCTGGTGCAGTTCTCCCTCAGAAACCCACCTTTGCTTTCCCAACTGGTTCAGATGTTTCTCCCTTGTTTACATGTGTTACGTGGTCCAATGGGACAGCCCCTGTTTTGTCTTTAGCAGATCAGCGGTCTATTCCCGTTGGTGTTAGTACTTTAACTATTGCAAATCCATCATTTATTGTATTTAACTCGCCTTCTGCGGGTGGTGTTAACGTAAGAACTTCACCTTTAGTAAATGCCTCTTTCACAAGTGGCCCTGAAATTAAACAAACTTTATTGTCCATGAGCTGCTTCACAGCTGGTGGAAAAACTATTACTGTTCAATCTGATGTTCTTTCCCAAATTTCTATATATAATATTGTTAAAGAACCGGACACAATCATTCAGATTGGTGGATCGGATACTGTAAATAAAGGTAGATATTTTGATGAAGATGATGAAATTATTGCATTATGTAAAACTGACATTGAATCTCATGAATATATAGAACAAATTTCGGAATATAAATATAA